GCTTGCCGCAGCCGCAGCCCAAATCGATCACGAGACGCATACGGGTCACCTCCCTTCGAGGTATTCGCGGTACCGGAAGATCCTGCTGCCGAACTGCCACCAGGAGCAGCGGAACCGTTGTCCGTCGAGACGGGTGAACTGGGTGCGGCGGAACATGGGGGTCACCTCCCTTCGGTGTCGTGGACCTTGCGGGACAGGGAGGCCAGCACCCGGCGGTAGGCCCACTGGTCCAGCTCGGCCTCGTCCACAGACTCGGTGAGCGGCGGGATACCGGCCGCTACCAGCGCGTACTGCTGCCCGTGCGCCAGGCCCGTGCGCAGCTTCGGCACCGGGAACCCGGGCACGTTGACGGCGAGCAGACCGACCAGCCGGAGCTGGCCGCCGATGCGTCGCCAGTCGCCGGACACCTGCCCGGCCGCGCGCAGCTCCCGGATGCGGGATTCGGCGGTGTAGGGCCGGATCGATCCGGCCACCCAGATGCCGTGCTCGTCGTTGCCGACGGCGACGTCCGCCACGGCGGCGCCGGTGTTGTCGTAGTGCTCGGCCGCCGCCCGGTGGGAGTAGTTGAGCGGGGCGTGCCCGGTGCCGACGGTGATCTGGCCGACGGACACCGAGTCGCCGGTCTCCGTCCAGACGTTGCCGGTCATGAAGTACGGGTGCGCGTCCTCGCGCGGCGGGGTGACGCACACCCCGGCCTGCCCGATGTGGCAGGTCCCCCACAGCGCGGCGTGTCCGTACACCCGCCCCTCCGGCGTGACCGTGATCCCGGTCGGCACGGACAGCTTCGGGTCGGCGAACCACGCGGCCGGCGGGCGCACCGGCGCCTCCACCGACGACACCGACCGCGCCGTAACCGTCTGGCGCAGCGCCATCGTCCCGGCCGGAGTGCCGCCGGCGACGACCGCACCCGCCTCGTCCAACAGCGCAATGTACGCCTCGGCGAAAGCGGGGATGTCCACCAGCGTGGCCGCACGGATGCGGCCCTTGTGGAAGACGACCTTCTCCGGAGAGGCGAACAGCATGTCGAACGCAGAGCCTTCGCCGTCGGCGTCCGGGTCGTCCGGCCAGACCAGCTCCATGTCGGCGTCCTTGATGGAGTCGACGTCCACGGACACGCCCCGCAAGAACTGGCCCTTGATCTTGCCGTGCACAGTGCGGCCGTCGTCGGTGGACAGGTCGAGCACGCCCTCGCCCATCACCAGGCCGCCCTCGTCGCGCCAGATGCGGTCGATGCGGCCGACGTTGACCGCGATCGTCCGGGGCTCGCCGCCGTGGGAGTCCTCCTTGTTCCAGCGCAGCGGCAGCGGCAGGTCGGCCCACGTCAGCGACTCGGGGGAGAACTCGCGGCCGTCGCCGGTCTCAACGCCTTCCACGGTGAGCGGGCCCCGCCACGGAGCCGTCTGCTCTCCGCCGATCTCGGATGGGGCCGGACCGGTCACCTCGTCGGCGTCGGCCCGCGCGCCCTGCGCCAGCGTCTCGGCGCGGGCCGCCTGCTCGCCGGGCACCTCCTTGACGCACTCGCCGGCGTCCCCGTCCCAGACCATTCCGGGCGGGCAGCCCTGTTCGTCCTCCTTCCGGTTCTCCTTCAGCCGCTTGTCCTTCGGCGTGCCCGGATTCGGCTCGCCCTTGCCCAGCGCCTCGGTCGCTTCGGTCGTCATGGCCTGCTCTCCTTCCGCCGCGTCCAATGCGGCCGGGTTGGTGGTGCCGCTCGCCCGCCCGTCGATGGCGGCGGTGACGTTGTGGGCGCGCTTGTCCACGACAAGGACGTCCATGGTCCAGTCGCCCGCCCGGTCTTCGATCCGGTTAGCCATTGATCAACTCCACGTCCAGAACGACGGCTTCCATCGGGCTGTCCGGCACTTGGGCGCGGGTCACGCGGAACTTGCTGCCCGGCGGAAGGATGACCTCCCTCTCGGAACCCGGGCCGCCCAGCGCCGTGACGTCCAGGACTTGCGAGCCCTTGGGGACCTTGATGCGGACAATGGTCCCCCAGCCGGATATCCAGCCTTTCGCGAAGTTCTCGTCGCGGGTGGTGGAGACGAAGCCCCGGTCATGGAACTCGTCACCCTCGGCAAGATCAAGACGGATGCCCCTCACCCCCCTGTACGTGCGCATCTCCTCGGTGGTCGGGTCCTGGATGTTGACCAGGTCCGAGAGTGTGCTGATGCGTTCGCGGGTCTGCGCGACTTCGTCCTCGGACCCCTGGCAGTCCGTGCGCAGGCACTCGTTGATGGTCTTGTAGCCACGGCTCGTGTAGCTCCCCAGCGCCATGTCGTGCTCCCGCTCGGTGAACCGGTTACTGCCAAGCCATCCGCCGTTCCTGTGCTGGGTCTTCCGCCCTGCCTGTGCCGCGCCGCTCTTGGGGTGGTACTTGCGGTACGAGGGGCGGCCCGGTGTGCCGTGCAGGTAGTGGCGGTGCGCGCTCGCCGTGGTGGCCGCGTCCTCGCGGACCTCCTGCCACACGGCGACGATGAAGCCCCGGCACGCGTTGCCGTACCGGGCGCCGGTGCAGTCCTTGAAACCCATCACCGGGTACTCGGCGACCGCGTTCGCCAGGGTGGTGAAGGTGCGTCCGTCGATGGCCTTGCACGGTTCGCAGGTGCGGCCGTCCAGGATCTCGCTGGCCACGTACGACCGGGCCGGCTCGGCGGCCTCCATCACGGCCAGGCGCCCAGCGTTCTGCGCGGCGGTCATCGCCTGGCCGACCGCCGCCTGTACGGCGGTGTCGTCCATGCGGTCCAGCTCACGGTCCACCTCCGTGGCTACGGTGGCCGGGGCTGCATCGGTGCGCAGGCGCCGGACCAGCGCGCGCTTGGCGGCCTGCACCAGCGTGGACGCGGCCAGGTCGGAGACGATGCGCGACACCGACTCCAGCAGCCGGCGGCCCGTCAGCGCGGCCGTCAGCGCGTCATCATCGCCGTCCGGGACGGTCCACGGCGGCACGCTGACACCCTGGCGCCGGGCCTCTTCTTCCATCGTCCGTCCGGCCGCGACGGCGTACTCCTCCATGAAGGACAGCAGCGTCGTGGCCGCCTCCAGGGTGTCCACGGACAAGTCGGGGACGTCGGTCGGGTCGTCGTCGGTGAGACTGCGCACGATCTGCCCGCGCAGGGCCAGGCGCCAGCCGGCGGTGATGGTGCGCAGTGCGCCGGTCGCCCGCGCGGTCGCGTCCTCCCACTCCCGGTGCACGGTCGTGAAGTCGCACCGGCTGGCCGCCTCCAGGGTGGTCGGCTCGCGCCGTAGCGGCCCGGCGGCCGTCACCGCCTCGCCGGTCAGCGGAATGTCGGTGTCGTCGTCGCCGAAGGAGACGCGCACCCGGTCGAAGGTGACCTCGCCCAGTCGTGCGTTCAGCTCACCCAGCAGCGCCGGGTCGTCGCTGTACGCCGCACAGACGTGAGCGGCCCACGGGGTGTGCTGCGGCGGAGCGGGAATCTCGGCTACCCAGACCGCTTCCTCGGCGGCCTCATGCGCGGCCTCCAGCGAGCCTCCGTCGGGAAGGTCTCCGACCGACCACACCCACGCGGGCTCGTCGCCGTCGCCGTTCCACAGCGCGGCGCCGAAGACCTTCGCAGTGATGGACGACAGGTAACGGGTCTCCCTGCGGACCCCTTCCACCAGAGCGGCCCGGTCTTCCTCGCTGAAAATCGACATGTCGCTACCGAGGTAGGCGAGCGTCAGGTGCAGCTCAGACGCGGGCTCGCCGCCGGGGATGGCCAGGCGCTCGGCGTCTTCGGGCGTCGGCATCAGCGCGATCATGCCGCCCTGCGTGTGCGAGCCGTCGGCGTCGGCGGTCAGCGCGGCCCGGCCGCAGCGGTGGACGACTGGCCGGACGCCGTCAGGCAGCGTGCGGCGCAGCAGGTCCCCGCCCTCGTTGACCGGGACCTCAGACGGTGTCGGTGCCACGGCCGCTCACCCCCGGCAGCAGAGACGTGGTGATCATCGTGGACGTGTCGGCGTAGGGGCTGCGGCCGTCCAGCATCAGACGGCCGTACGGGTCCAGGTGGCACAGGTACGTTCCGGATGTGCCCGGCCGGACCGACGGCGCCGCCGTGGCGACGGCATGCGTGTACGGGCAGGAGTACTCGTGCTCCTCGCAGACGCCGGGGTGCAGCAGCTCCCACCTGCCAGCAGCCGAGAACCGGATCATGTGCTGTGTGCGGGCCTGCGCGACGACGCGGCGGGCCCGGTCGGCCGCCGCCTCGCCGGGCGGCCCGGACTCCTGCGAGGTGGGCCGTGCCCCGCTGTCCGGCGCCGGGGACGGCCCGGCCGGGGCGTCGCCTTCCGGCGTCTGCCCGGCCGGCGGCGGGGTGTCGCCCTGCTGCACGGCCTCGGCGGTGCCCGGGTCCTGCGGGGACACCGGCACGATCTGCGGGACGTCCTCCCCGATGAGCTGGGACAGCGCGGACGCGGCGCCGGACGGCAGCGTGCGGATGATGGTCTTCAGCGCGAGGTTGCGCAGCTCGTCGTCGGTGGGTGCGTCGGACTCGTTGAAGCCCATCTCCCGGCGGAAGGACTCGCTGCTCAACTCCATGCGGTCGTAGGCCAGGACGGCGTTGCCGGAACGGTCCGGGCGCAGCGCCAGCTCGGACATGTCGTACCAGACGACCCACGCGTCCGGGTCCTCGCCGGAGGCTTCCAGCCGGGGCTGGAGGTAGCCGCGCGTCAGGGCGTCGCAGATCAGCTCGGCCACCGGCGCGATGTGCGTTTTCAGCCCGGACTCTTCGAGCTGCCACTGCCCCCAGTGGTTGACGTCACCCATGCCCAGCAGCACCTCGGCGGGCATGTCGAGCTTGGTGGCCAGGCGCTTGATTGCGCTGTCCCGCTTCTCGATCGTCTTCTCATCCGTCTTCAGCGTGAAGTCGATCATGCGGATCTTATCGATGGCCTCGGCCGGGCCCACCAGCGGGATCGGCACGACGGCCGACGCGGTGCCCGGGTTCTGGATCGCCGTCGCGGCAATCTCGATCCACTCGGCCATGAACGGGTTGGGCTCGTCGGCAAACTCCTCGCGCACCGGGAAGCTGATCTCGTCCGGGATTGCGACCATGCCCGCACTGGCCAGACGCGACAGATACTCGGACGTGATCTTCCGGTTGACCAACTCCAGCTCGCGCATCACCTCGCGGGCGGACCGGGCCGGCGAGTCGGCCAGGTGGTAGAAGCGATCGTGCGGGCGCCAGACGCGGACCACAAGGTGGTCGGCGGCAAGGGGGCGCCATTCCTGCCCGGTGGTGACGCTCTCTTCGTCCATCACCTCGTAGCGGTTCGACTGGACGCGGATCTCGTCCACCGACCGCACCTGCCAGCGCTCGGTCTTCCCCTCCGTCTCCCCCACCAGGTAGCCCTCGCCGGGCAGGGAGAGCTGCACGGTCAGCCGGCGCATGAGCTGAGCCTGACCGGCGACACCGCCACCGAGGCGCATCATCAGCTCGGCGGCCGTGCCGGTGCGCACGATCTCCGGCTCGTCGGAGTCGGGGGTGAGCCGGGCCGCCCGCAGCCGGACCCGGGAGAGCATGTTGGCCAGCCACCACACGCCGTAGTTGAACTCGCCCAGCGTCTCGTGGTACCGCCACACCTCCTCCTGCCAGGACTCGGTGCGGCGCAAGAACTTGGTCTCGGGGCCGCGCGGTTCGGACGCGGCGGCCGTCAGCGCCTCGGGCACCGGCGCAGGTCCGAAGGTCGTTGCGGTCTCGGGCGGCCGGGGCGTTCGGCCCCGGAACGCGTCGTACCACGGCATGCGGCCTCCCCGGGTCGGATCGTCGGGGCGGCATGGTAGCCGCGATCTCCCGATTGACCGCTTTGACGAGGAACGCCCCTGACGGACAGGTGCAGACACAAAGGTGCGGCCCCGCCAGCCGCCGGGCGGGACCGCACCTCTCGCTGCCCACAACCCGAGGAGATCGCGTGCGGGGGAACCGTACAGGGGAACGCCGTTCGCACCTACTCGTTCCGGGCCCGGTTGGTCCGACGACAGATGCGCGGTACACATGAACGCGCCTCCGCACGTGACGGGGGCGTGCCGGGTGTTGCAGGGCCCGGA